CTGCCGTAGCGGGCTTCAGGCAGATCCTTGGACAGCCGCATGTTCCGCCAGGACTCTTTGATGTTGGGGGTGAACCTGCCTTGCCCCCGGTAGAAGCCCTGTTCGCGCACATTCCCGCGGCGGGCAGCGTCGATGAGGGTGTCGGCGATGTTGGCCGGGTCGGTCTCGTCGCCGAGCCGGACGATCAGGTCGGAAAGTTCGTCGCCGGTGGCGCCAAGCCGGTCGGTCTTCATCCGCCGCATGATCGTGTAAGGGTCGGCTGCGGCCAGCTCGTCGAGCATGTCGCTGTTGGCCCCGATGTAGCGTTCTGCCGTTTCTGCCAGCAGCGAACGGCGCTGGGCGCCAGAGACCATCCCCAAGTCTTCGGCAAGGTCGTTGAGCCCTCTGGTCGTCCGACCGGTCAGCACGTTCCTGCCGGAACCCACCTGGATGCCACGACGGGCCTTGCCGAGAGTGCGGACACCGGTGAGCCCTTTGGACGCGGTGATCGCCCTGGTGGCCCCCATCGTGCCGAGCGCGACCGGGTCGAATATGACGTCGCCGGCGAACTGGGTGATGCCGGCCATCACGTCGTAGGCCGTATCCCCAGGGGTCGCATAGTTGCCGGAGACCCGATGGTAGAGGCTCTGCTCGCCGATGCCGACCTCGGTGATGGCCCGGCCAAAGGTGGACTGCTGCCCTGCGATGTCCAGCTGGTTCTGACGGTCCGACTCTTCGCCGGCCTGCCCGGTAGCGAAGAAACCTTGGCCGAGGTCGAACCGGGTCTCCGGGTCGTCGTCGAACAGGTTGCCGACCGCCACAAGCCCAGGGGTGTTCCCGATATCCTGGTAGGCCTCCCCGAACGAGTCGGCGTCACCGGTAGCGGTAGCAAGACTGGCGGTGATCGGCCGTTGCAACTCTTTGCTGGCAGTGTCGACCACAGTGAACGCACCACGGACCAGCGGTTTGATCGCCTGGTCCCAGAAGCCAAGCCCGACCGCCTCTACCGCCCCACCGATCCGTGCCATCAGCCCGCCGTCGTTGCCGGCAACCGTCTGCTCACGGCCAGCCAGCTCGACGAACTGGTCCTCCGACATCCCCGAAAGGGCGTACGCCTGTTTCAGTTCGGACGAAGTCGACGGGGACAGCTGGTCTGCGGCCAGCAGCCGTTCCGCGATCTGCGGGTTGGCACGGACCTGCTCACGAGAACGGGCAAACTCGCGTTCCCGGCGCAGAAGCGCCTGGTCTGCGAGCCGTTGCGACTCGGGGGAGACGAAAAACTCTGCCATTGGCTACCCCTCGACCAGACGGATGAGCTGGTCTACCAGCTGCGGGTTCTCGGCGATGACAGCACGGATCAGTCGGCTCACGTCGGCCTGCGGGTCCGCGCCCTGGGCCTGCCCGGCGCCAGGGCCGAAGTCGACACCGGCAGTCATCGGCTCGCCAGGACGTTCCGTCGCGCCGAACACCGGCCGCCGTGGGGCACCGCCCTGCCCGCCAGCCTGCCCGCGGCCTGCCACCGGCGCCGCAGCAGCCTGGTCGTTGACCGCCTTGTTCTCCCCGTACGGCAGACCGCTGAAATCGGGGGACGGCCCCCCGTCGGTCCGTTGCGACAGGCTGCCCGGACCGGACGCCCCCGCAGGGTTGGCCGGACGCTGGTAGCCGCCCCGTCCACGGTTACGTGCCATACTGGGAACCTCCCCGTGAACAGGCCACGACGATGAAACACACGGCTTTGACTGTAGGACAGCTGCTGGCGATGCTGACCGTCATGGTCGGCACCCTCATCTTCGGCTTCGGGATGGCAGGGAACGTCCTCTGGCAGGCCATCCTGGGGGCAGGCGTGTTCTTCGGGGCACTGCGGCTGTTCACGGCCGCATGTGACGCGCAGAGACGGCTCATCGGGTAGCCGCCACCGTCTGCGCGCCACCTTCCGCGTTGCCACCACCGGTCAGCCTGGAAAGCACCTGCGAGTTGCCTGGCCCGCCGGCACCCCCGCCGGCCATCATCTCCAACACCTGATCCAGGTCGGGAGGGCCGCCGCCGCCAAGCTGTGGCTGCTGCGGCTGCTCCTCCTCCTGCGCCTTGTAGAGGGCCTCGAACGCCTCCTTCACGTCGCCGGACCGCCACACCTCGAACGCCAGCTGTTCCGCAGCCGGATCGCCCTGCTGGGCACGGGCCATCAGCCCCTCGAACAGGACGTTCTCGGCCTGGTCCTTCCGGCGCCGCTCCTCGATCCGCGGGATGTTGTCCAGCCCGGACAGGTTCTCACGGAACGTCGACAGGTCGATGACCCCTGCCGACAGCAGCTGCAACCCGCCGACGATCTTGGTCGGCTCGTCCCACGACGCCATCATCCCGTACACCCGGCGGGTGCCGTAATGCCCGGCGATGTGGGTGGCCGGAACGTAATGTTCCACACCGTCGCTGCCACGGACCGTGTCGTCCAAAGTCTTTCGGACGTCCGGGTAGGCGTTCTCGTCCCATTCGAGCCGGATCGCATCCAGGTCGACCAGCGCCCGGGCCATCGACCGCTGATACCGGTCCACCTGGCGGGACAGGGACGACCCGAGCTCTTCCAGGCCTTTGCCGGTCACGAACGACATCGGGCTTTCACCGTCGGCCTGCTTCGAGTAGCCGGTGTTGGACCGAAGGTGCGCTTCGATCCTGTCGATCTCCTGGAACATCTGGTAGGGGACGTTCTGGGTCAGGTAGCCGGCGGCGCCGTCCTCCACATAGTTGACTGCGTCGCGGCCCTTGATGAACTCGCCGTCCATCCGCCCCGTCACCACGATCGGGGAGAACACGGCGTCCTCCATGGCGATCTGGGTGAGCAACGTCAGTTTCGCCATCGACGCAGCCAGCCCGATCGAGTCGGAAAACTGGCCTTTCAGCTCGTCGAACGTGGTCCGGCGCGCCACCACGAACGGAGGCCGGTCCAACGGATGCTCGTACGGGGCGGCAAGCAGGTCGTCACCGAAAGCGTCAGACGACTCGTAGATGCCCCAGCCGTCCAGATATTCGATGACCTCGAACCCGCCTAGCGTCCCGTCCCACCCGGGCCTGTTGCCCGAATACGGGCCGCCCGCATATTTGTACGCCTTGTCGGCCAGATGCGGATAGGCGGAAGCGAACTGGTCTGGGGACAGGTGGTACTGGAAGGCGACCTCGGTCGGGTTGCCGTCGGTGCCCCACGCCCCAAGCCAGGTCGTGTACGGGTCGCGGAGTTCGGCAGCCGGATACCGGTGCCCGTTCCGGTCACGCTTCTCCATCAGCCGCCAGCCGCCAAACCCGTAGCCGGGCAGCCACAGCGACAGCTGCTCCACCTGTTCGTCCAGGCCGACCAGCCGGTCGTAGTTCTCTACGATCCGTTCACGCTTCTCGGCAGCCTTGCGGGCCGGATCCGAGTCGCGGTGTGCCGGAGGGTCGACACGCAACGACGGCACCCCGGCGATCATCTCCGAGAACCGTTCCACCCCGGATTTGATGTGGTTGGCTGCCGGCAACGTCTCCTCGTTGGAACCGAGACCGGGCAGCAGCACAGAGACCGCATCCTTGCCGCCATTCATCAGGGCACGGACACGGTGACGGTCACTAAGCGTCGCCTCGTTGCTGTGGCGCAGCGCAGCTATCCGGGTACGGACCTGCTCGGTCGTCTTCGGCAACATCAGGCTGCTCCGCTCATGCCGGCACCGCTAGACGGGTCGGCGACGGGGTACGCCGGCCGTAGCCGGTCTGCATGTATTCGACGACCGCTTTCGCCGTATGGTTGGCCGACCATGTGTCCATCGTCGGATGCGAAAACCAGGCGGCCATCACCAGGTCGTCGTCGGCGTGCTTGTTGCCTGTAAAGTCCGGGTCGAAGTTGAGGAAGGTTTGCGCCACACGGTCCGACTTCTTCTGGGTGTCACGGTCACCGTACGGCAACGTGATCGTCGGCGGGTCGGTACGCAGCCGGGAGAACATGGCGGTCACCCCTGCCGCATCATCCCACTTGTTGACCCTGGAGGTGTAGTGCGGCCTGATCTGTACCCCTTCGCGGGAACAGAAGTCGCGGATCGTCGTGTCCAGCCACCACGACTGGGCCATGTTCTTCTCCACTACGAACAGGGTGCAGCCGTACTTGCGGCGCCACAGTTCCAGGATGTGCCGGCCACCACGGATCCCCGCCTCGGCCTCTGCGGTGTCGATCAGATGCCGGCGGCCGTCAGCCCCGAACCCGGGTTCGAACCCCCACAGGACGCCAGCGACCGGCTTCGTTTCGGCCGGGTCGATGCCGGCGATCAGCCGGGTCACCCCGTCCGGGCGTTGCCCCATCACCCTCGTACGGTCGCGGCACCGTTCGATGTCGGAAGCCGACACCAGGACGGCCGCATCGTTCTTCGGGTTGTTCATCATGTTGCGCTGGAAGTACGGTTCGCCCTGCTGGCCGCGCTGTTCCTGCATGTAGGCGTGCGGATACTGGTCCGGCCACAACATACAGCCGGCACTGTCGTGCGCCTTGTGGTCGTCCTCGTCGACGGTGCAGAGCGGGTCGTGGACCGGGTAGACCTTCACCGTCCAGTCGTCGGCCCGTTTCAGGATCTCCGAATAGACGTCTTGGAGATGTTGACGTGACCCGATGACGGCCATCCCGGTGGCCGGCAGCTTCCGCGACATCAGGTCGGTGAAGAACCAGTCGATGTCGTCGGTGCGGACCGAAGGGGACCGCACATGTTTGTGTTCCTGCATGTCGTCGACGATGATGACGTCGGCGTCGCGGGACAGGATGGAGCCGCCCTTGCCGATCGCCACCATCGTCGGGGACGCCTGTATCTTGGTTCGTGTCCCGACCGTGAACTCTTCGGCCGTCCACGCCATGTTGTTCCGTGGCGGCGGCCGGAACTCTTTGCCGGGCCCCAGGATCTCTTCGGCCATCTTGACATGGCCGCCCAGGATGTCGAGGACGTAGCCGACCGACCGTTTCGCCAGGTCTGCGGTCTGCGACACCCACATGATGCGGATGTCCGGGTCTTTGGCGATCCGCCACGTACAGTATTTGCGGAGCATCTGGCTTTTCCCGTGACGCTGGGCAGCCAGCAGCATGGTCCGGCCGCCGGTGTCGACCGCCTCCGAGATGTCTTCGGCCCATTCCATGTGGAAGGCGGTGACCTGGTCGTCCGGCCAGTACCGGCGGCAGAACGCCCCGAAGTCTTCCAGGGCCTCCTCTACTGTGGTGCTAGGGCCGTCCCAGGCTTCCTGTACCGCCTCGTCGCTCCGATCTATACGGTAGGCGGCCATCCACCGGGAGATGGTGCCAGGGTTTTCGCCGAGCTCTCCGGCCACCCACTTCTGGGACTGCTCCCCGTCCATCAGCCGTTCGGCCCACCCTGTCTGGACGAACCGCCGGTAGGAAGGTCCCCGCCGGGCTTTCCCCCGTCCGTCCAACGACTCGCTGGCATCCTTGTAGGAGACGGAGGCGTTGCCAGGCACCGGTTCGCCACGTTCCCGTGCGGCTTTCCGCTGCTTGGTGGCAGTCGCACGATGCTTCTTTGTGCAGTAGAGCTTGTCGGGGCGTGACTCTGCTGGAAGCAGGAGCCGGCAGCCGTCTAGAGCACAGCTACGGCGTGCCACATGGACCCCTGACGGTAGGAGGATACTGGTATACTGTACCTGACCTTATACGCCGCCTAGCTGTGCGCGCAACAGCCACCCGCCGGGACGTTCCGAGCCCCGGAAGCCAGGGATGATCGGACCCGGTATCGCCGGTGATACAGGATTACGCCTGAACCGAGGTGCGTGGCGAACCTGAACGGCGGCACAGGACCACCTGACAGCGCAGACGAAGCGTCAAGCCCGCCAAGACCTTCCACGCAGACCGCGGAGACGATGCGGCATCCCGGCGAGGGCCGGAACCAGGTGGAGGCAGAACCCGGGGGACCACTGCCACTGCCGCCGGCCCGCAGACCACCCGCCGGGCCTGCCACCC